ATGAAATATTAAACATAAAACTACCTTCAAATTCCTCAGTACGCATATTACAATTATCAAAAATATCGATAAGGTCAATAAACGTATCTTTTTCATTCATTACCCGTTTTTTAGGTTGAACCTTTAGATTTTTACCAAAATTTTTCATAGGATAGTTGTTACACCAAATATTTTTAAGAATTCTTTAAGGGGTAATTGTTTACGTTCAGCAAACAATTTAGCGGCTTGTAACCTTGAGGTTGTAACTGTACGACCAATTGTTTCTTGATCTTTATCTTTTCTACTATAAAACTTAAATATCATATTAATAATTATTTAAAAATTAATCCCTCTTATGCTAAGGCCTTTAGGTCTATGACTATTATTTTCAAATATTTGAGGAGCTATTCCCCATTTATATGTAAAAATTTCTGCTGCCGGATCTTCTGTTTTCTTGAATTTATCTCCTTCTTTACCATTTTTAGTAGCAGCACTACCAAAATGATAAAAATTAATATCATTTATTTTATAAAATTGGGTTCCTTTTAAGTCTAATTTTAAAAAGAAATCCCAATCACAAATAAAAGGTGATTGGTATATGGTATCAAAACCCCCTACAACCATATAGTCTTTTTTAGATATAATAAATGGGAAAACACCTCCATTTAATGTTAAATCTTTACTTCTAATAGTAGGTTCATATTCTAAAAATTCTTCATACTTGAATTCTTTAGGATTTTTACCTAAATCTTTAACATGAAATTTAAATAAACTAGGACCTGTAGGTTCAATTTGATTTATAGTAAATACAATTCCATCTTTGTAGTATTTTTCAACAACAACATCCCAATCCTTACATAACACATTATCATCATTTATAATAACAATACATTCATTGTTGGCATTCATAACAGCTAAATTAAGAGCAGTTTGCATACCTTGGTTTTCACCTAAGTCTAATATTTCAATATCGTTTTTATACTTATCTAATACATGTTGACTTTCCTCAATAAAACCATCTACGGCTACAAGGATTTCGTTTTTGTTTACCTGATTATCAATAGCTGATTTAAGACAAATGTCTAAATAGTCAGGATTTTTGTACGTTGGTATAATTAAACTTATCATATTTTATTCCATTCAATTGTTGGTGATAATAACCCATCTACACAATGTGTTGATAAACCTGGTATGGGGGTTAGTATAAATCTGTCTCTTTCATCACTTAGTTTTATAAATTTATTATGATCACCTGGACCTCCTGTATTTATATCTTCATCTTCTATTAGTATATTTTTAGGGATTATATAACTACCACAAGTACTTGGTGTTGTTCTCCAATGGTGGCTATCTGTAAGTATAATTTTAGAAAATAAATCACTATAATCTGGTCCTTCATCAATAACATTATACTTATCTAGATGATCATATAATGAAACATAATTTAATCCTTTATATGAGGAAAATAACTCAATCACTTTATCCACCCATCCTTCAATATGCATATAATCATTTTCTAAAAAATATATTAAGTCTTTATCATTAATATTTAAATTTTTAGCATAATTATAAGTTTCTAAATATGAACCATAATCTGTTTTTGAATTAATAGAATGTAAAGTATATTTATTTTTATATTTTTGGATAAAATTATCTCCAATATCTCCATCCATTATTACATGGAGATCAACATTTTTATTTTCAATCGTGTTAAGTAAATTAACAAAACACTTTTCATAATCAAACCAGTAAGGTCTCCTTCCTGAACCTTTACCTTGAACATTATAATGCCTATAAAAAATATGAATTTTCATTTTAGTCTTGGTCTTTTTTATAAAATCTATTTTTTTCTGGTTGATACCATTCATCTAATGAAGCAGGTACTCTAGAGTGGTATCCTAATAATTGTTGTAATTCTGGATTGAATTCATCTATTTTATCATATCCTATAGCTCGTGGATAATCTAGTAATTGTTTCATAAATGATTTACTCACAGTAATAGGAATTGCTCTTCTATGGTCTTGTGTAACGTTAGGGGCAGATGAATGCCAAACATTAGCATTAAAAACTAACATATCACCTTTTTTACCGACTGCTTGAATCGCGTTTTGAAAAAATTCATTATCACTTGGTTTATGTTCTTCTAAATGAGAATATGGCAACAAATATGTTCCACCATTTTCAATTGTAAAATCATCTACCATTAATAAACAGTTTAACATAATAGGAAAATTACCTGAGTAAAATCTTAAATCTCTATGGACAATTGCTGAAAAATTTGGTTGATTAGGTAAGTTATCTAATCCACTAAATGAATTAATAATACAATTGCTTTTAAAATAATGTTTTGATAAAAAATTAAAAAAGTCTTTATTCTGTAATTCTTCTAAAAAATTAATAAATAAAGGATTACTTAACAAAACATGTAATGCTACACCACCTGTTTGAATATCATTATTATTATTTACTTGAGTTTGTCTATGTTCAATAAATGCTTCATCTAAAGCAACTTTTAATTTATCTAACCAAGTATCATCAACTAAATTTCTAATGATAGTATATCCTTGTTGGTGTAATTCAAAAATATTTTCTGTTTTCATTTTAAAAATTTTTCACCTTTAATTCTACTTCTAATTATTTTAGCTGGATTACCGTAAGCTAAAACATCACTTGGGATGGATTTAGTAACTAAACTTCCAGATCCAATAACTGTGTTTTCACCTATTTCTACTCTGTCTACTATTGTTACTCCTAAAGTAACTGCTGAGTATTTACCTAATTTAACATATCCTCCTGTAATAGAACCTGCCGATATACTAGAAAAATCATCAATATAATTATCATGTTCTACTTGGGCACCAGTAGCAAAAAATGTAAAATTACCAATAAATGATTTAGGATTAAAAATACACCCAGCCATTGCTACAATTCCTTTTCCTAAAGTTACATTATTACCTATTACTATTGAAGGGTGAATAGCATTTACAAATTCAAGACCAGGAGCTAATTCTTTAATTTGATTATAAACATAATATCTACTCCAATTATCTCCAATTGATATCACTCCACCTTCAACATTATACTCTTTTATAATTTGAGAAATATTTTCTTGCCTACCAATTATCTTATATCCAAACCGGTCACTATTAACATCATGGATAGAATCAATAATACCTACAATATTATATTTACCTTCTTTTTCAATAATATCTATAGTATAGTGTGCTTGATTACCACCCCCAATTAAAACTATATTTTTCATTGTTTATAGATTTCAAATTTACTTAAATCTGGGTAGGGTAATTCTAAATCAGCGTTGTGTTTAGGTTTTCCTTGTAAATCATAAAATTGACCCATTAATAATAAACCTCTAGCAGCTAATTCAGGCATCATATAAAAATTCCAACCTATCATATCAAAATTATCATCATGATATGAACATTCACGACGTCCTGAATATCTAGCTCGTTTAAACCATAAATAAGCATCATGGTTGTCTGTTAAAATAGCTCCACCTTTAGATAATTTAAAATGTTTATATGGACCAGTAAATGAAACACACATATGTGTACCTGGTTTGTACATATCAGATGTAAAACATAAAGCTGAATCCCAAACATTAGTAGGTTCTAATTGATAAGCACCTTTAATGGTTTTTCCTTTAACTGGTTTGAATTTTACTTTAGCACCAGCGTGAATAATTTCACAAGGCACAGATGGATAAGTACGTGATGGTATTGTAATTTCTTGTCCTTTAACATTTTCATACATTAAAGCTAAAAATAAAGCATTACTTTGATTATCAACAGTCACAACATATGGTGCTCCTGTATATTCACTTAATCGTTTTTCAAATTCATTAGTTATATCGTATACGTTTTTCATATTATTTTTTTATAATTGCTGAAGTTATACTTCTAAATTTAAAACAAGGTTCTTGATGTTTATTAAATCTATTATGAATATCTATAGTATCTATACTATCGTTTAAATAATTATTTTGTTCAGGAGTTAAATATACACTATTTAATGACTCAGCTAAATAAAATAAAGTTGTGTTTTTCCTATTTTCTTGAATATCTAAATATTTTCCATATAATGGGTAATTATTATCGGCTAAAGAAGTATGTAAATCTTCAATAACATAAATACCTTTTGATTTTAACAATGGAAATAAGTAACTTAAAGTTATTTGTTGATCTCTCATATGATGACTTCCATCATCTATAATAATATCAAATTCATATTCTTTTTCTTTACATTGCTCAACAAAATATTTTAATTCTTCTTCATTAGATTGATCTAATTGATACACATAAGTTCTATCATTACTTAATTCTGATTCATCATTTATATCTAATCCAATAATTACAGCTTGATCAAAATATTCATGCCACATTTTTAATGAAAATCCTCCACACACACCAATTTCTAACATTAAAATAGGTTTATCTCTTAAGGGGGTAAATAATTTATCATAAAAATAAGTATAACTATGACCTGCGTTACGAGTTGTACCTTTATCTATACCATTTCCACCATTATCGGAATGTACAAATGAATCAGCTATTTCAGTTAATGTTTTCATATTAGAATATATTAAATATAATATTTTTATTTTATAACTCCAAATTTACTTATTCTTTCTTTAACATAATCTAATACTTTTGTTTTAAATAATTCTCCTTGATTGTATGGAAGTTTATTTAAAACTAAATATTTTTTATAATATTTTCCTATATCTAAAGTTTGAGGACCTGTTGAATATTCTACTGTTGTTTGTCCTGCTAGCAAATACTGTTGGAAATCCCCACCCATTTGTTTATACACATTAGATACTATCATAGAATAATAATCCCAACCACCATAACCTTCCCATTTATCCCATACTGGAACTAATTCTTCATAGAATTTTTTATTACAAATATCAAACCACCCAGCAAATTTACTTGTTGGAAGTGGTTTTAAACCAACTTCTTGGGTTGGATTTGAATGTTTATGGATTACATCAAAAATATCTATAGTTTGCCATTTATCATAAGGTGTATCCATATGTAAAGGATCAGTAATAATATCCCATGAATCATCCCATAATTTTGTAATTTGAGGACAAACTAAAAAATATTCATTTTTTATATTTTTAATTGCTTCTACATAATATGCTAATAAATGCTCACTAAAACATACATCAGGCATAGCTATAATATAGTAATCAATTTCTGGTTCTATTGATTCTCGCTGCATATCCAGATGACCATACCATTCACCCCCATCGTATATTTTTTTATTATGTTTATAATCACTTAATAATTGAGAGGCAAAATTATACTTGTCAATAAAAAATTGTTTTGGAATCTTACTTTCTTCCCAATTAATAATAAAACTAGATAAATTTAAAGATGACTCAATTGTTATAGAGACATCATCTGGAAGATAGTATTTTGATTTTTTTAATTGGGTAAAAAATAATAAAATATGATCTACCTCCCAAGGCATTAAATGTAGTATAAGTTTAATATTTGTTTTTTTCATATTAATTAGATATCAAACTAGTATCAATTAAAATAGGTACATTACTTTTTTGAATTAAACCTTTTACAGAACCTTCTTTAACATCTGGGTTTCTTAATTTTCCAAATTCATAAAATGATCTACGAGGTCCTCCAACATGACAAATGCCTATTTGGTCACTAATACATTTTTCAGCTATTTTAGGAGCAATAACATCTATATATTCTTTAGAAGAAAATTTATCAATATATGCTGTTTCAAATGGAAATGTTTCTTCACAAAATTCTGTTCTAATTACTAAAGAATTATCATAGATTAAAGTAGCCATTTCACCTGCTGCTTTTGATCTGGAGTATTTTGTTAGTGGGTTTATTTTATCTGTAAATGTATAATTACCTTGCTCACCATCAAAAACATGAGATGTTGAGATATAAATCATTTTTGTTTTATATAACATACAGGCTTTAACTACATTAAGAGTACCTCCTATATTAGTGTTAAGAGTTTCTAATGGTTTCGTTTCAGCAATAGCAAACTTAGCTATAGCAGCACAATGTATGATAACGTCTGGGTTAAAACCAAAAAATTGTTTATCTACAGATGTGTAATCTGTTATATCCAAATGGTTTCTAGTAGGAGCAAATACTTGATGATCTTTTTCAAGTATTTTAATTAAATTACTTCCTAACAATCCCGTTCCTCCAGTAATTAGTATTTTCATTTACTTAAAATTTGCTTAAAAATGTTAATGTTATGATAAATGTCTTTATTAAAATCATAGTTAGATATATCAATATTATCTAATATTTCTGTTAATGAATCTATTGGAGTATATTGAGCTTTATAACCTAATTCATCTTCTATTTTATTAGTAGATACTTTATAGTTTCTAACATCTGGATTATTATTAATTATTAATTTAGTATTAATTCCTAAAACATTTAACTCATCACATAGTTTTTGACCTAAATCCCCAATAGTTAAATTTACTCCTGATAGATTGAATATACCAGTTATATCTAAATCTGCTTCAATTGCTTTTTCGTAGCCTTGAATTACATCTCTGATATCAACTAATGGACGCCATAATTTAGGATTATTAACTATTATTTGACCAGTTGTGAGAGCACTTTTAAGCATTGTATTTACAACTAAATCATATCTCATTTTTGGAGACCAACCACCAACAGTTCCTTTTCTAAATAAAATAGGTCTAAAATTATCATCCTCTAAAGTAGTTATACCTTGTTCACATTGTAATTTAGAAATTCCATAAGCATAACTTGGTTTAACTAAACTATTTTCATTTAATGTTTTATTTTTAGTATAACCATATACACTACATGAACTAGCACAAATAAAACGTTTTACTCCTGCTTGTTTAGCTATAAATCCTAAATACACTGGTGCCGATGAATTTTCTATAAAATTTAAATCGGGTCTAAACATAGCCATAGGATCATTAGATAATCCTGCTAAAAACAAAACAGCATCTAATCCTTCTAATTCTTCTGGTTTAATATCCCATAAACTTTTTTTAATTTTAGTAATATTGTCATTTAAAAAATCACCAAACCAAAAATTATCAACAACACTAATATTATATCCTTTTTCAGATAGATAATTTGATAAACGAGTACCAACATAACCTGCTCCTCCAACAATTAATATTTTTTTCATTTTAAAATTTAGGATTAGATTTATATGTTTGAAAAAATTGAGCGTTTGTATCTTTTTTGGATAATACGGCATCATCTGCCTTTATTGTCCAATTAATATTTAAATCAGGATCAAATGGATATATAGATCCTTCACTATCACCGTTATGTAATGATGAGCATTTATAACAAAAGTGAGTATTATCTTCTAAAGATAAAAAACCATGTCCAAACCCTTCAGGAACCCATACTTGTAAAAAATTATCTTCGGTTAATAAAAAGGTTTCGTGTTGTCCGTACGTTGATGATGTTTTTCTTAAATCAACAATAACATCAATCCCTGATCCTTTAACTACTCTACATAATTTTCCCATTGGTTTATCCCATTGGTAATGAATTCCTCTAATAACATTTTTTAATGATTTAGAATGATTGTCTTGATAGAATGTTACTCCTAATTCATCTTGTATTTTTATATTAAATGTCTCAACAAAAAATCCTCTATGATCTTTGTATACGTTAGGAGTAAATGTTTTTACTTCTGGAAATATGTTAGATTGGTGTGTTATCATTAGGTATTATTTTATTTAGTTTAAAAATTTCTATGACCGTGTTAGTTATATTTTGTTCGTAATTTACGTATTCTAGGGCTAATTTCCAATTTTTATCAATTATTTCTTTTTTAGACTCATAATAATCTTCATCTAAATTATTAACAATATGAATTAAGTCATCTACGTTATTAAACGTTATAATACCGTCTATATCAAAATAATCACCTATATTCGAACAACCCCAATAAATTGGAATTGTCTTTAATAATAAACAATCTAATATTTTTTCAGTAAAATAACCTCTGTGAGAAAAATTCTCAATAGCTACCCCATATTGTGAGTTTCCAAATACTGTTTCTTTACCAATTCTAGCATCTTCTAAATTATGTCTATCTCCTATAGTTTTAAAAAAATTAGTTGGGATGTTTATTTCGTTTTCTCTATCTAAAATTTCATGTCTCATTGAATGACCATAAGATTTTAATAAAACTCCACACAAATGAGATATTTCAAATTTTTTATTATGTTCTTTTTCATATTGATTTGGTTTAAACCAAGTATGTCCAAAAGGAAAAAATAGAGCATTATCACAAGTGTTTAATATTTTTTGGTTCCAAGTTAATATTACAGAAAATAAGTTTTTATTTTTTAATACCCAATCATGAGAATTAAAATATTCATTAGGTTCACCTGCTAAAACTACTATGTTTATTTCAGATAAATCATCTTGTGATTTAGGTATATCATCTACAAATAAAGAAAAATTTACATGTTTTAAATTAGATAATTTTTCTTCAAATGGTTTTGTATCAAAAAATTTTGCAAATATTTTCATAACTATAATTGTTCATAAAACTGATTTTGTTTTTCTTGTCGTTCTATTGTTTTTTGGTGTAATAAACAAAATTCATCTTCTGCTGGTAAGGGAGCGTATGTTTTGAATCCATCTAAACGTTCATGAACTTTGTTTATCCATTTAATTGTAGGAATATTTTTATATATTCTCCACTGATAATCAGGGAAATTAATTCTATCACCTTCAACATTCCATTTCCATTTATGGATATGTTCCTCAGTGATGCCACTTACAGTATTAATTCGAGGAACTAAATATACATCCACTTCAGGATTAGCTTTTAAAATACCAGGTAACATGTCAAGTAAATCAACATTAGGTAATTCATCAGCATCGATTTGGAAAATATATTTTCCAGAACAGTGCTTAATTAATTCATTTTTATAAGCCGCAAAATCTTTATTTAACGGGAAAAAATGATGTTTTATACCTCTATCTAAAATAGTATGAATTACTTCAGGTGTGTGATTATCTTCATCAATTTGAATGATGATTTCATAATCAGGAGATAGAGCTCGTTCAGATAAATAATCCAACAGAGTCTCTAACTCCTTATATTCATTACAAACCGTTATTGCTATACTAATCATTCTGGAATTGCACCAATATATGAAAGTGCTTCCATAAAGTCACGTTCAGGGAACATTTGAAGAGTAGTCATATCCATTCTCCACTCATAATATTCTCCTTTTTTATTTGGAATAGGATATTTTTCTTTCTCTTCTTCCTTAACAGGAACCGCTTTTACGGCTGCCCAACCCCAATCGGTTGATGAAGGTCCGTTAGCAAATACCATTCCTTGAGTAGGAATATTTACGGAGGCAGGCATCCAAACTTGGTTTTCATGGTCTTCAAGAAGTAAGTCCTTATAAAGCTCAGGTAAAACTGATACTTGTTGTTCATAAAACTCTTCACCTACTTTCATTAATGAGTTAGTCTGAAAACCACAACCATAACAAAATTGTGTTTTAATGTCTTTGTTTACTTCGTCTACGTAACAGGCATCTGACCCACAACGAGCACAACTAATTAGATTATCCATTTGTTTTTTGTAATTTAGGTAATTGCATTTTTTTAAGGTTTGGTAATTGTAATTTTATTTCTTGAGCAAATTCTGGAAGATTGTTAGTTAATATTAATTCTATTTTGTCTTTCATTTTATCCCAGCTGAATTCGTTTTTGCTTTTATAAGCTTGACGTTTTGCTTTTTCTGTATAATTTTTATAGTTTTCAAATACGTCTTTTAAATAATGGCCTATTTGCCCATGATCTGGAGAAAACCACATTGATTCAGGAAGTAAGAATTGATTTTGAGTACTAGGATGAACAGGTGTTAATTGACCATTTATTAAACAAGTAAACTCAGAACTTAAAAAATCTAAATGTCCACTCCATCCAGTAGTAATAATAGGTTTTTTAACTAAACTAAATTCAAGCAATGGACGACCATAACCTTCACCTTTAGTTAAACTAACCATTGCTTTTACTTTAGAATGATTATAAATTTCATTCATTTCTTCATCTGTAAAATCACCATGGAGCAAGTAAATATTAGGTAAATTCTTTGAATTAACTGTTTTACGGATTTGTTTAATTCTATTTAGAATTTCTTCTCGATCCATATAAGATGAACCTACTTGAGATGTTTTTAAAATTAAAGCCGGTTTATTAGTTTTATTTTTAAATGTTTCATAAAAAGCTTTAACTAATAATCCTACATTTTTTCTATCCTCACCTATATCTCCAGCCATCCAATGTCCTACAAATAAATAAGCAAATTTTTCTTTAATGTTAAAATCTAAGGAACATGGAGTATTAAGTACTTTATAAACATCAACGTCAGCTCCTTCAAATAATACTTCAACAGGTTTTTCTAAATTAACAACTTTTTCTAAAGCATTAGTATCTTTATTTCTCATCTCAAATTTAGACTCTGTAAATACTTTTTTAGCATGTTCTGAGGAGACTAGAGTTAAATTCATTCTATTTATTCCTTCAATCCAGTCTGCAGGGCAAATAGTACTTTCAATACCTGCTGTGCAACCAATATTATATTTTCCTACTGGTTGGAATTCATTGGGTACTGTAATCTGCATCCAAATTTCTGGTTGTTTTGGGAATTGAGGGGTAGGTAAAGAATAATTATTTAGAAAATTCCATTCTTGGTTATCATTACAAAAACCAAATGGTGTATTTCCCCAACGTTGAGATAATAATTTTACCTCATACTTATTGGTTTCAATAATAGCTTTAACTAAATCTCTTGAGCGAGCGCCGTATCCGCTATATGTGTCAAACGGGCAACTTATAATAAATAATGGTTTCATTAATATAACAATTTATGGTTTATAACTCTATCTTTTACTTCATTTGTGTTAATAAATTCAAATTTTTCTCTTGGTTTCCAAGTAGAAAATAAGGTATCAAATGCTTCTATTACTCTAGCACCTTGATGTTCAGCTGTAAATCCTGCTTCTTTACTAGTAGCCCATTCTCTACCTTTTAAACCCTTAGATTTACGTTCTTCAGGGGTTAAATTATAAATAGTTTTAATTTGTTTAGCAGCATCTTCAGGACTACATAAATCATCCCAAATATAAGGTGTTGGAGGAGAACCTACCATTGTTCTAGAGGTAGGATATACTGGAAAGGCCCATTCACCATGTTTTTTAATTGTACCTCTATGATTTGATGGGAAATTTTCATCAAACTCAACCCAAGTTCCATCTTCAAACTCAAATCTCATTTGGTCTTGCATACCTCCTGTTGTGTTTGCAATAATTGGGTTACCTGCTAATATAGCTTCTGTTAAACTTAACCCCCAACCTTCATTTGATGTTAATAATATTTGAGCATCTGTACTATTATATAACATATTCATCTGGATAGGATTAAATATTGAATCTGTGAATATAATATTATATTGTTCACCATTAGCGATTAATTCAATAACAGCATTTAAATCTGTACCATGATCAAATACTCTATCAGTATGTAATACTAAACAACATTTTTTAGCTTTTTCAATAGGTAAAGTATCAATAAAATATCTATATGCTAAAATAGTATCAGGAATTTGTTTACGTCTAATATTTCTAGAGTTAAATAATAAAGCAAAATCATATTCTTTACCTTTAAATAAATTTTTCTTAAATTCTTTTAATTCAGAGCTATTTTTATCTAAAGGTTTATAAATATCTGTGTTTAAACCATGAGGTACATAACGAATAATTTTATTTTTAGCTTTATCTCCTAATACTAACTTATTAATATTTACTGTTTGTTTACTTATACCCATTAACAAATCACATGCTTCGTAATAAGGTAAATTATATAAAGGTGCTGGGTAATCATCCCAAATATTTAAATAAGTAATAGGAATTGACTTACGAATTTCATTTTCCATAGCAAATAACCAAATAAAATAACGAGGATCAGTAATCAACATAATAGCATCTGGTTTTTCTATTTGGATTAATTGTCTTAAAATATCTGGATTTCCGTAATCACTAACAGGATACATAGTAACAGATGAATCTGTTAATCCTGTTATTTCATTTGTAGCTTGAGATAAATCTAAACGTTTACCTTGTTCTGGGTGGTTGATAGCTCCTCCTAAGTTAACCCAATTAAAATGTTGAGCAGTGTGAGATACAATTTCTTTTGCTACTGTTGCTACACCAGAGTGAACTCTAATGTCGTCACAAATAAGCATAATCTTTTTCCTATCCTGTGGAGGAATGTAAGCAAAACTTGAATTCATGTGTTTTTTAATTTTTTATTTCTAGGTTGTTGTGTGAATGAACTTTTTTACGAAAATCATCATCTGTAAGATACAAATGAATAGTGCGGTCGGCAAGTTTTTGTAAAGAAAATTTGTACTTAACACAGGCAATCTTGAAATCATCGAATAACTCGCTCTGTACTTTCACAGAGGTTAATGTCATATCCTTTTTATTTGTCATAGCTTTTATTATTTTTTTGTTATATATAAATATATGTAGATCCCTTAAGATATACCTTTATTACATAATTCTTTATTATTTTTAAAAGGACAATATTTGCAAGTATTGAGAGCAGGATTTGGTTCATGAACTATATCTTTATAAGAACCGTCTGTGTTAAATACACCTTCTATAAAACTTGTTACAGCATTTACTGCTTTATTTAATTTTACTTTACCAGATGCTGGAGTAAACTCTTGTATTCTGGATAATGGGTATGGGGAATTTTCCCATAATTTACGTTTAACAATAAAGAATTCAATATCAATTTTATCAATTTCAACTCCAAATTGTTTAGCAAAGAAGTATTTATAAAGGATTAATTGGAATTGTTTTGTTTCATCTTTTTTCTCATAATCGCTCCATCCTTTAGTAGATGTTTTAATATCTAGGATTTTAAAACTATTAGTTGGTTCATGATATAAAACAACATCCAAGTAACCTTTGTATAAAACATTATTAAATTCAGGTAGTGGAGTTAAAACAATAGGAACTTCACAACCTATTAAATACCAACCTCGTTTACCAAAATGGCCACCTCTATTTTTCTTTACAACTTTAATAATTTCAAGTCCATCTTCATAAAATTCCTTCATTTGGACAGGATCACTAAAGTGTACTTTTTTATTTGACTTATAATCTTTTAAGTATGTTTCTCTAAAACGTTCCTCAAAATAAGCCTCTAAATCAATTCTATCTGCCTCAGCACCACTTATCTCGTATATAGTTGTTATATAGTGTTGTAAGGTTTCGTGCAATGCCGTCCCAAACGTCATATGAATCGATGCCTCAGACGTGTAGAAACCGTCTTTATACTGTAAAGACCATTTGTGTGGGCAGTTAGTATACATAGAAAGTTGACTATACGAGATCGACTTATGAAACGCATAGTTAACTTCCTTAACAGGTTGCTTTTGTATCTGTTTTACAATAGCAGGTATTTTTTTCTTCTTAGCCACCTAAGGTTTGTTTTAGTTTTTCAAGATATAAAATACCATCTTGAAGTTCTTGCTGAGCATGATTAATCCAGTCTAATACTGATAAATCCTGTCTGTCTAAGGTATGTCCATATTTTTCTTTACCTTGGGTTGCTCTTGAAATAAAACTATCAACAATAGAATCTACTACTGAGTCTGTTTTAATAACTGTTCGAGTTGCAGGGTGTTCCCCTCTAATTCCTAAATCGGTGTTTTTTGTCATTTAACTTCTTTTAATAACTTTTTAATTTCCTTTTCGTTAACCCCTGATTTTTCAAGAATTTGTTCTACTCCGGATTTTTTTAATAACTCAATATATTCTTCTGCCTCACCTAATGATATAGTAAAATGATCAGCAATGTGATGTAATAATTGCTCGTTTGGTTTTTTACGTGAACTTTTCACGTACTTAAGGAAGACATTCTTTTTAGGTAACATATGGCAGTAGTATTTATAGGTTTTTTCTTTTTCGGGATATGGTATCCTTTGGCCATAATTCGCAACCTCAGTATACTCCTCATACATACTAACAAATCGATGAACCATGTAAGAATTGAACGAATTTTGCTGGTCTTCTGTAAAAGATGACCAGTCTGATTTCGTTGTTGTTATCTCTTTAAGCCAATCAAATATTGTAAAACTATTCTTTATATTTCCATTTGTAACCATGAGCTGTTTTGCTTATACCTGTTAAAACATTATTTATTGAAACTGATGTAGTATTTAGTGCCTTTTTTGCTTCAGCGCAAGATACATACTCTTTTATAAAATTCCCATCTAAATCAAACTGAAGGATGGGTTTGGAGCTTGTTCCACTTACCCATGTTTTTTGTTTCATTTTTTCCTTCCATTCATCATTATACATTAAGTGTCCTTTTTTAGATTGACTCATTTTTTGTTTGGTTTCTAAGGAGGCTTTTTTTCCAGTCATAGATTTAGATTTTTTATCTTTTACTTCTTGACTATGTTTACCTCCTTCCCCTCCATATTTTAAATTAAGTCCTTCTGTTACACTATTATAAAAGTTTATCCAATATATTTCTCTTTCATCAAGTAATTCTTCAATACACTCTTCTATTATTTCAAATATGTGGTTTTCTAAACCATATTTTTTAATAGAATTATTCAATTTATGTTGAGATTGTCTTCTACTAGCATATTTGTAGCTATTGATTCTTTCATTAACATGAATTGATTTCCCAATGTACATTTTACCTGTTGGTGAGGTGATTTTATAAATTCCAATCATGACTATTTTTGATTATACATATGGTATAAAATCAAAAGGTCATCAAATATTGTCATTTATTAGTCCATTTGGTGTTCCAAAGAACCATCTTCGAATTCCGCTCTCAATTCTTTAGGAAGCAATTCTACTAATACTTTACCTGTAACTACATCATAAAAACATGGTACTGGAATAACTCCGTCCTCTGATGTGCCTGTTACAAAACGAGATACTTTACGCAAGATAACTCCTTCAGCAAACACGTGGTTGCCTTCTGGTGATGTGATAGCTTTAGTGTTTTTAATGTCGATGTTGACATTCATTTGTGGTTTATTGTTCATATTCTTCTTTTTTATGTTTTTTCCAATCTAAATAAAATCCGGTAGCAACTAATATATTCATACCGAATGATGCTATAATTTCTTTAATATCATCATATACATTCATAGTTAGATGAATATGTCCTACTGCCCAAAATGGAATAGATAAATTACTAGCTACCCACATTATGAAAAATAGGACAAATTTTCTCATATAACTCTTTTACTTGAAATTAATGACAAGATTCTGGATATCAAAGCCATTGTGTTAATTTCTTTATCAATTCTAAAATTAGAATGGTATTGATATTCTTCAATATAAATTACTACCTCACCTACACTTAATGGAGCATACTTTTCTACATTATCATAAAAGTACCTAAACATGTCTTCAAAATCACTTACATTTGAATCAGCAATTATTTGTCTAATGTTATTAAACGATTTAGTTGTTGGTTTGCATAGTTCCGCGAGTACCTTGTTTTTGTAGCTATTAGACACTAATATACTCTTATCTACAACTATTTCATCGCCGTTAACACTCATTTGTAGTGTGTTAAGCATTTTACGAATATCAGGATAATGCTGATTAATAACTAATTTTAAATCCTCAGCACCCATACCAACATTTTCTTGTTTAAGAATGTCTATAATATGGTAAGCAATCTCTTGTTTAGATGGAGGTACAATTTTTAATACCTGACAACGAGATTGTAGAGGATCAATTACACGTTCAATATAATTACAAGTTAAAATAAAACGAGTTGACCTTGAAAATGTTTCAATAATATTACGAAGTGCTGCTTGACCCTGAATTGTAATATAATCTGCTTCATCCAGAATGA